ATTTCTCGACCAGCCAGTGCGATCGCAAATGTCGCTAGTTACCTCACAAAGGTGCCAGTGATAGGACCGTTCGCACGTGCGACACAGATAGGAGCGAAAGCTGTAGGTTCCATTGCGAAGATCTTCGGATTCACCAATGTGCCTGTCATAGCGAACATCCATGGTTTTCAACCGATGAATGCGCCCATGTTGGCTTCAGGACACATCGGCACACCAGTGCAGAAGTTGTCTCTGGATCCCAAGCAGGAACTGTCGTTGGATCCCACGTTGCACGGCCTTCACTCGGGAGATGAGTTGTCAATCCCATATATCAAGAAGAAGGAGTCATACGTTGGATCAGGAACGTGGTCGACCACGGACGCTGTAGACAAGTTGTTGTGGTGTTGTCGTGTCACACCAGCGTTGTTCCAGCAGGCTGATGTAGCGAACGCTTCAGCAGTCGTTGTTGGACAGCGCGTGTACCACACACCCATTTCCTACATGTCGCAGATGTTCTACAACTGGCGAGGTTCGTTGGTCGTGCGCATCAAGATTGTTGCTACGAAGTTCCACAAGGGTCGTCTGAAAATCTCTTACGATCCACGTGCTGACATCACGTCGACGAACCCAGATGTCAACACTGTGTACACCAAGATCGTGGACATTGGTGAGGAGGACGATATTGAGATCGAGATCCCCTACCATCAGGACACACCTTGGTTGCTCGTGGACAAAGCGCTGACACCAAACTGGAACACCACTGGAGCGCTGCCCAATCGTGTAGGTACTGACAACGGCGTCCTGACCGTGCGTGTGTTGACTACGTTGACTGCGCCAGCTTCAGGCTCGATCAAAGTTCTCACCTTCCTCCAGGGCGGTGATGACTTCGAGTATGCCAACCCATCGGACCACATTGGAGCGGAGGGCGCGAACCGAGTCCCATCCTTCTTCGCACTTCAAGCCGAGGACATCACAAGTGTGGTGCCAACGAGGCATGTGCTGGGGGACAAGGCAACGCCGCACCCAGATCGCTACGCGCAGAACTTTGGAGAGGCCATAAATTCGTTGAGATGTCTGGCACATCGACACGTCACAATGGACACAATCTGGCCAAGTTCGGTGTCAGCAGATCAAACCACGATTCTAGGCAAAATATTACGTATCATGCCCTACACTCCTGGTTTCGATCCTAGCTGGACAACATTCACGCAAGCGAATAGGGTACTGACAGCATCAGGCACCTTGGCCTATGCGTTTAACACAATGGGACATCTGCCGTACATTGCTGGTATGTTCATGGGCTACCGAGGAGGTGCAAACTTTGTACTTACCCCTGGGTACGATTCCTATGGATCGAGTATCAGTGATATGCGCGTCACGCGTTGGACGCAACAGGCCACAGCTCCGGGCTACCGCTACTACCAGAATTGGGGTAGTCTAGCTCCGTCGGCCACGACGTCGCAGCGTGCGAATGTGGTGAATCGCAGTTGGTATCTGGCAGATGGTCTGGCAGGTATGGCGATCAATACAACTAGCACTAACGGGTCGCTCTCATTTCAGCTTCCCGATTTTAAGCTAGCCAACTTCTCTCTTGCTGACCCTACCAACTATGTGATGGGTAGTAGTGAGGATGGAACTGATCGACAAGCTGCGTTCGTGCAGTTAGCTATCAAGGCGCCAGCGGGCGTGAATACGAGCTATCTGACGATGCAGACGCAAGTATCGGCTGCGCCGGATTGGACGTGTCTTTTCTGGTTGTGTTGTCCCACGTTGGACTACCTGACCGGAAATCCCACACCTATCTAGGTGTGCCCCGTACAGTCGGGGGGGGTGCCTAAATCTAAGCAAGGAGCTTAGTACCCTGAATGGCTACGAACCACGCACGATATTTTATATTTGACGTTTAATCTATGTTAATCGTGTATGAGAGGAAAAGTACCTCGAGAAGCAACTAAAGTAACTGTTGTCATCGGGAAGGTCTTAGGTCATTGACCGTGTGTAAGCCATCGTGCGAGCATCCACATAGGACACTTAAAAAGAAAAATAAAAATTAAACTAGTCGTTGCAGTCGGCCAACCCTATCCTCGTAGGGACACTCCACAAAGCGTGGTGGCAATGTAATCAAGAGTTTGTACTCGCGGCATTGCCGCGACGAAATTTGCTCGGATGAAATTGCAACCTTTATACGTTTTGATGGATGAAATTGTAC